GCCACATAAGTGTCATATCACACTATTCCAATCCGCCCCTCAATATTTTCCTGACATCTGGGCGCGTCCAACCAACGCGTCTAATGCATACATATCTGCGGCCTCTTTGCCCTGACTGTTTAATATTTCGTCGTACTTCATATTCGTTTCGACCCACTGGTCGTCAATACGCTGGTTCATGTTGGGGTTCATTTGGAAGCTTCGCAAATCTTTCGGCATGGCTTCTGGCTTTAGCATATTTGAACCTTGGGGGGTAGAGTCAACTATTTTAGGATAAGCTTCATCTGGGAATTGCAGATACCAAGGGCGGGGGTCGCCCATTGTCATGTTCTCACCTACGCGGTCTATTGTGGAGTTGTAGGATGCGTGAGTGTCCCCGTAGTCAAAGAAACCACCAGTTTTTGGCTCAAACGCACGGTATCCGCTATTTAACGCTGGCTGGCCGATAAGGCTAGGGTCAGTTGACGCCCAACGTATCGCTCCGACACTAGGTACGCCAGCGTTTAAAGCGGGCGCTGTGTCTAAAGCCTTTAAAAACGCTGCCCGCTCCCCACCCTTTAGGTTTGAAAGATAGGCAGGCAATTCTGGGCTAAGAAGCCCCATGCCTTCGGGCAAAAACCTTTCATTATTTTTAGCCGGGCCGCGGAGTGGTACAAAATCTGGATCTATTCTGTCAGACATCGCCTCAATAAGCTGCGCAAGGTTCATCGTTTGGTGCATACTAAAATCACCGCCCGCCGTACCCATTGTCATGGGTGTTACAATAGGTTTACCGCCCTTTAAAACAGATTTTCTCCATGCTTTTTCTTTTGTAGCTAAAGCAACGTCATCAGAGGCAAACCCGCGGCCATCAATATTGTCGCCGAATTCGTGGCCACCTTGCTGCATCACTGACCTTGGGAGTTCAACGTCGTTGATTTTGTCAATAACCGTGTCGCCCATTGTGCCGTCAGCCACAAAGCCAAACATATCTGTATAGCCGGCGTTCTGCAAATCTTGAGCGTTTGTAAATTTTGGGGCCTCAACATCAGAGCTTATCTTGCGGCCAGATACGGACCAATCGCTTGGTGCAACGCCAGTTTGTTTTTTAGACGAAAATGGCGTAAACATGGCTGGATCTTTAGCGCGGCCACCGCCGACACGCGGTTCAGCAAACCCAGATGTCCTATCAAATGGCACGGCGGCTGACAGTTGCTCCGACGTCAATCGGTCAACCGGGTCAAGCACGTTGTTTGACGGCATCTGGCGTGGCACGTTGCTTGACGCAGCGCTCAAACTCTGAGCCTGCCCGCTCTCGCCAAAGGCGTCTAAAAGGCCACGCATGTCTCCCTCTGCCAAAGACTTGCCGGCATAAATTACATCTGAGGGAACCTTGCTTAACGCCGCACGCGCGCCAGACTTAACAGCCTTCGCAGCCGCGGGGCCAATGCCGGGTATTAATCCGATAACTGTCGCGCCACCTAACAATCCGACCAAACCCCAATTAGGGTTCTCTGAGGTAGCCTCGTCCCAAATTTCCTTTGCGGCCATTGCGTCGCCGACAATCGGCGTCATCTCAGCTATAAAGCGGGCCGCGTCCATAGGCGTGACTTCTGGTAAGTTAACCGCAAGCCGGTTACCTTCGGCAGCGTAGCCGGCGTAATCTTCGGGGGAGAGCAATCCAACCATGCAAACAGTCCTCTATTTTCTGCACATTAGCACATTTGTTTTACAAAGGCCACGCAGGGTGTAACGCACGCAATATCACAATTCTTCAATACTATCCATAAGCTCGCGCATCCTATTAGAAAGCTTCCAAGTGCCAGAGCGCCAGCGTGCGGCGAACTGCGCGTCCTCAAGCTCTAATCCCCGGCTGACATAATATTTGATCCATCGCGTCATCATAATATTTTTCATTTTAGGAGACAAAATTTCAAATTTTATTTTTGTCATGCAATACCTTTTAAATTTCGTTTAATAGATTGCTTCCAGCTTGACATTGACCCAGATAGCGCAGTGGCCGCGTCTGAAGCCATAGTCAGGCATAAAGCATCCGCAAGGTCAGGAGATTTTAACCCACGCTTGCGCATTTCATCTTTACTTTCAGCCTTCATCTTTCCGCCCGGCGTAAACGAAAATCTAATTGCAGTTAATTCAGCCATTAGCTGGTCGTCATTCGGCAATTTACACGATCTATCCTCAAGCCAACCCTTCGCCCGAAACCAAAGCTCAGCGCGCAAATTCATGTAAGTTTTACCCATCGCCGGCGCCTCTCCGACGTTAATCCCGCGAACAGGCGCGCCAAGCTCACGCAGCCTGTCCACAACACCGCCGCCAACGCCAATGCTGTCGACAAGTATCTCGTTGGGCCGCATAGATGGCGACAAGCCCTCATATTCGGCCATGACGCGGCCAACAGTCTGCATTAAATCCAAACCCTGCCAGCTAGTGATCTCAGTCACCACGTTGCCATACCGCTTGCACAGTGCCGTCTTGTCTGAACCGAAGCGGGCGACATCCAAACCCCAGATCGGCTTTAAGTCAGGCGTGACCTCAATGTCACGGCGAATTGCACTCTCAACTAAGTGAAACGGAATAATCGTGTCGTCGTCTGCCATGGGAAACTCGCCCAGCACACGAACTCGAAATGCGTTGCTTTCTTCGCCATAACGCGCGCGCATTTCGTCGACAAACTCGTCCGACACAAGCGGGCTGTCGACGCACGACCAGCGCCGTGTCCACCAGCTATCCGACATCCGCGTCTGACTTTCGTAAAATGTGCCGCTGGAGCGTGTCGGGTTGGATAGCAAGATCGTAGTCGCAGAGTGGCCAGACATCGAACCGGCGGCAGCCTCAAAGACCTTCTCAGGTACGCCTGACGCCTCATCCACAACCAGAAGCACGTTTGCGGAGTGAACCCCGGCCAACGCCTCTGGCGTCTCAGCGCGTGACGTCCTAGCAGATATAAACGCCTCAGATGGCGCGGCGGCAAGCTCTACCCGGTCAGACTTAACCGTAAGCAAGACTTTCAACTGATCTGGCAATTCATTAATCCAGCGCTTTAACTCAGCGAACAAAGCGTCAAAAAGCTGGCCGCTAGTCGGCGCCGTGACCACAACCTTATTTGGGAAGCGCAGCAAGACATACCAGAGCATCGCCCAACTTGCCGTCGTGGACTTGCCAGTGCCGTGGCCAGACCTGACAGACATCTTGCGCTCACCAGTGGCCAATGCGTTCAGAAACTCAGCCTGATAGTCGTAGGGTATAGCGCCTAAAACTTCCGTAACGAACAAGACAGGGTCATCGCGGTAGCGCAGCACAAACTCGTCAAATGGGTTGGCTTCAGTCATTTGTGACATCCTCATAGTCTGCGTCGACGGCCAATGCCTCGCGCTTGCGATCCTCAGCGTCTATGCCGGCAAGATCGGAATTGACTTTGCGCAGGGCGTCCAAGTGCATGTCGCTCACGCTAATGGTGACATTCGTCTGTGGCCGGCTTCCGTAGCGCTCTTGGTTATACGAGCCAGCCATGAATTTGCGCCATTGCACCTTCTCACGCGTGGCGGCAATCTCGCTGGTCGTGCTTCCGCCGTCTAGCTGGTCAACCATGCCCAAACCCTCCTCAACCAGCGCGTCAGCCGCGTCAGCGCGAGCCTTGCCTAAGACGGCGGCATACTCTGGGATAGAGTTAATTGAGGTGCTGAAGTATTGCCGGTTGCATTCATACTCGACTGCAAATTGTGTCATAGTCTTGCCCGACGCGATCTCATTGTACAAATAGTCAGAGCCGCCGCGCTTCTGTATATCGTCAAGTATACGCCTGCGTAGCCTTCGGCCTGCCATTCTGTAAACTCCCATTTTTTATAATTTTACGCTGGAAAGCATATGCAAGGCAAGGGGGGTGGGGCGGGGGTCAGCCGTGTGCGCGGGAAAGTACACAAGCCCACCCCCGAAAAATTGCTGGCGGGGGGGGGCTTTTTGGCAGACTTTCCGCGAAGATGTCATAATGTGTATTATGTTAAATTAATTATGCAATGAATACAATGGTGTAGCTTTTGTGAGGTAGCATGACACCTCTCAACGTAAGGTTCGACACATTGTTGCCACAATTAAGACAAGGTATTGACACATCATAACGTCATCAGATACGCGAACACGCGCCAGCGTTGCTGTCGGTATGCCTCGCACAGCACTTACCCCTCACGCTCAAGCACAGCCTCACTCAGTGCATGGTTCCTTCTGGTATGATGTCATCATCAGCTAAACCTATTAAGCACTCAGCGAGGCTCTGCATGACTGAGTTAACGCTCGCGCCATCGTTCAGACGATCTTCGACATAATCTGTCATCTCCATTAGCTCATCGTCGCTCTCTTCATCGTCGAAGCATAACAACTCAAGCCTAAGATCAATTTTGTAAGCCATGCCGCCTTCTCAATCAAAAGAACCCTCCATCAGCAGTGCGAACCCTGACTGATAGAGGGCAGTTGTGCGGGCTAAAGCTCTGCCTCGAACAGGATAGCACAGCCGGGAGAAAGCCCGCCACATGTAATGTAATCTCACACGGCCATCGGAAGCAACCCCGCTATTGATCCTCGCCAGCGGCCATCTCCCCGGCAAGCGCTGCGTATCCACAGATGTCCACAAAATTATCCAAGTGAGGCACGACTGCACCACCCTTGCTTCGGCTTACCTTCATCAGAACCATCATGGCCGCCACGTCCACTGCGCTGACCTCTACAGACAGGTACGCTGACCACATCTTAGCGATACGACCATGCGACGTCGCAGCGTCCCCATAAGTCTTGTGCCTGTCTCCGCCAATCAAATGGCCAGCCTTCGATAGTATTTCGTCACGCTTCATTTGTCTTCCCCTCAATCATTGCCAAACAATATTTCGTCGTCATATATCTTTACGTTTACAATCTTCGCCGCCGGGAACTCATTAGTCACAGCCGCCATCATCTCATCTGTGTGGGCGCTTAGGACGGCGCAAACGTCAGATAGGTGATAGACTGCCCAAGTCGGCCTCGCGCTCCTCACGGCGCCGACATCGCCGGCGGCTAGGAAGCAATATATCTTACCACCCCACTCCGCAATATGCCCATCAACTTGCGGCGGCTTGAACCCGTCTGCCCGCGCCTTCTCGTTCATCAACTTGAGCGCCTTAATAAGAGACGTCGCCAACTCCGCACACAGCGTGTGATTATCGGCCAGCATCGCCGCATCTAGATCAGCCTTCAATTCACGGAAGCGGAGCGCGTATGCCGGCGGCACACAGTCAACCAACGTATCAGCCCAGACACTAGCCGCCCTAGCCGACGCCACGCTAAACGGAGCAACCGCCGCGGCTACCTTAAAGTGTATCGGCTTCTTATAGTCTGTGTGGCTGGTTTCAAACTTGCCACGATCAGCCATCGCCCTCTTAGCAGCCGCCGACTTTGTCGTCTTTTTCATAATATGAT